TTGTAAGACGCAGTGGTCCAAGCAGCACTAGAAGTTTGTCCAGTAATTGTTTCTGGAATGGTAAACATCCCTGTACGGTTGTACAGTTGCAGTTGCCTGTTTGTAGAATCCCAGGACTTAACTTCAGCAGTAACGTTTGACGAACCACCTGCTACAACTTCACCAACAGTGAAGTCTCCTGTTCCACCAGTAGCAAAATTGACTGTGATAGCAACAGAAAAGTCTTGCTCGATAGCATCGATTGCTGCAACACCAGTATCGATTTGCTCGTCTCCGAACTCGAACAGTTCACACTTAAGACCCCATACGTGGATCTTACCCAGCTGATAGAAGGGTTGTTCGTGTTCAACGAACATAATTTTGAACAACTTATTTGCTAGAGGGAAATAAATTAAGTCACCTTCGTTGGGACGACCCTCCACAATTAACTGTGCATTATCATCTACCGCCTCGGTAAATCGAGTACGTGAAATGATGAATGTTACTTGGTCACTAATACGTACACCAAACTTAGAAAACAGATCACCGTCTCCGCCAAATCCGTTTACTGTTTCGATGTATGCTTCAATTTGATATGCGCTCTCAAACTTAGATAGGTTATCTTCAGAAAAGACAGTATCCTCGTTCACAAGGGTTCTAGGTAAGTAATATACATCCTTACCGAACATCTTGATTTGTTCGACAACAAGATCTCCGATCAGATCCTGCTCTCCAGTTGTACCTTGAGTGAAATAGGAATTGGTTGCCATTTTATCCGATCATATCTAGGGGCGGTGTTTCATAAGTAGTACGAAGTTTTTCTTCCAGAGCACGCAACTCTTCAGTTGCATCGCTATAGATCTTCTCACCATTTAGGGTTACACCACCAGGAAGTTGCACATTTTGGAACTTCGTTAAGTTGGTACCCCAATATTTTTTAATCAAAGCTGTCGCATAATCCTTGACCCACATTACATTATAAATTTTTGCCCAGTTTGCAGGATCAAGTGCACGTACACAATCGATGACAATGTACTCGTCTTTGCGAATATCGGAATCAGTATCAAAATCAATGTAGAGACGATTCTGAACTTGGTTATACCTGGTGGGTTTCATACCTTCCAATAGGAAGTTGATAGTTTCCAGGTGGGTTTGAATCATATAATAATGATAGAACTGTGTCGATGTAAAATCGAACAGATCATTCAGTCTCAACTGATAGCGGATGTCAAACATATTTGACGTACCCTTATCAGTAAAGGAGAAGATACCATTTACCGATGTGATATGATCGGGAAGTGTAAGGTAATTATTCTGTGTCTTATAATCTGTGCTGCCAACCGTTTCTGTTGTATCGGTCTTGAGAGCAGCAACTTCAGCTTCAGTGAACTGGTGTTTTAGATAAACACGCTCGGTTCCACTGTAATGAAACTCTTGAAACATCTCAATGGTGTAGTCGAGAGCATCATCAATTTGAGTATCGGAGACATTGATCTCCAAGACTGGTTTACCCAATCTACGGAGAGCATATTCTTTCAGCTCCGTTTTAGAAGTTACAGTTGCCATTGGTTATCAGGATACCGTGGTGTAGGTGTTGGTGGTTGTGTTGAAGTAAACATCACCAGTGGACAGACCACCAGAATTAGCACCACCGTTGTTTGCATACTCGGGAATACCCAGAGCAGAACGGAGAAGTGATGCAGTCAGGTTAGACTGAACGAATGCTGTGGTAGCGATCTGAGTCGAATCGTTAGACTGAGCGGCGGTAGGAGCAGTAGGCGTACCTGTAAGAGAAGGTGATGCCAGATCTGCCTTAGCATCCAGAGCGGTCTGCTGAGCGGTGCTAACAGGTTTGTCAGCATCAGCAGTGTTGTCAACGCTACCCAAACCAACATCAGATGCACTGACTGCTGCTTGAGCACGTGCATTGGTAAAGTAAAGGTTAGTTGCACCCTCACTCAGAGCATCAGTATCAGCAGCAGCGATGCGAGCATCGGCACGTGCGTCTGTGTAATAGAGGTTAGTGGAACCTTCAGACAGATCATCAGTAGTTGCTGCAGCAATACGTGCATCAGCGCGAGCGTCTGTGTAGTACAGATTGCTGCCCTCAGACAGGTCTGTAGTAGATGCAGCAGCGATCTTAGTATCGAAGGATGCCTCAGCGCGAGCGTTTGTATAGTACAGATTTGATCCTTCAGTAAGATCGCTTGTAGACTTACCTGCGAGACTTGCGTCAAAGCGTGCCTCAGTATAGAAGATGTTTGTAGAACCTTCTGTGATATTGTCGGTGTTGATGTCAGCCTGAACTGCGGACAACGTAAGCATATTGCCTGCGTCATCGTACGTTGCCGAAATACCTGTGCCGCCATTGATTAGTGAAGCAACACGATCATCAACTCTCTCATCAGTAAAGTAAAGGTTGGTCGATCCTTCAGTCAGAGCATCAGTATCGTGGTTCGCGATAGAACCAACCTGAGACTGGAAGAAGGTAATGGTTCCAGTAACGTTCAAGTTACCCTGAACCTCAAAGTTCGTTTGTGAAACGAAGTTGTTAACAGTAAGAGTGTTAGAAGATGGGTTGTAAGTAAGGTTGTTAGAGTCGGTACGAATCTCAGTGTAACCGTTGTTCGCAGAAACGAATGTTGGGTAGTAAGTGAGGTTGGATGATGGCGTGTTAGTAACGTTTGCCAGATCCGACTTATCAGCAGTACCAGTCAAGTCACCAGTTACGTTACCAGTGATTTGTCCAGTAACACCCAGAGTGCCACCGATAGTTGTTGCTTGTGCAACATTAAGAGTACCATCAGTGGTGATGTTACCGTTGCTAGACAGGATAGTGGTCTTAACACCACCACTGCCACCGACCATAAAGTTGCCGCCAACGTTCAGTCTCTTAGCAACAGAGATACCACCAGCGGTGTACAGTGCAGCAGAAGTGTTGTTATATCCAGTAGAGTCGGAAGACTTCAGGATACGTACGATACCGCTAACATTAGTGGTAGAGTTGGAGTTATTGATAGCAATCGAGGTTCCACTCAGAGTTGTGGTTCCAGTTGCATTGAATACAGATGCAGTTGTAGTCCCAACAATATCCAGTGATCCAGCAATATCTGTGTTACCAGATACAGAGTTAACGTTGAACTTATTGGTGTTGATTGCGAGGTTACCACCAAGCAGCAAGGAAGACTGGAGGTTAGCGGTAGAAGTTGCAGTAAATCCAGCAACGGTTGTTGCCTGAGTTACATTCAACGTACCTGCAACAGCAGTGTTTCCTGTCGGTCCATCAACAGTAAAGTTACCACCACCAACGTCAAGGTCATCACCGATGAATACTTTCTTGGTTACAGAAAGACCACCAGCAGTAAAGATAGAAACGTTTGTATTGGTTGCACTGCTTGCGTCACTTGAATTATTGAAGCGTGCCTTACCGCTGTAAGTCTGAGTACCTGCATAGTTGATGTCACCATCATAGATGGCATCACCATACACTTTCAGGTCATTTGCAATGACCAAGTTCTGACCGATGGATGCACCACCAGTAACTCTAAGAGCACCGTCGCCACTGTAAGAACCAGTTGTGGTTGCAGTAGATGCATTAGTGATTGTGGTTACGCCTGTAACACCCAAGGTATTATTGACGTTAGATGCACCAGCAACATCCAATGTGCTGCTAAGCGTCGTCCCAGAGGTCACTGCAAGGGTGCTGGACAGCGTTGTTGCTTGTGTTACACCCAAAGTACCACCAATGGTGGTATTACTACTTACAGCGAGTCCAGACTGGAGAGTTGCTTGACCAGCAGATGTGAACGTACCTGCAACAACAGTATTACCAGTTGAAGAGGCAACAGTAAACTTATTGGTGTTGATTCTGAAATCATCAGTAAGATCGAAGTCACCAGTTACATCAAGGTTGCCACCGATTGATGCATCATCGGCAACTGAGAGGTCATCGCCCACATAAAGATCGAGACCGATACCAGCACCGCCACCAACGATGAGAGCACCAGAAGATGTGTTGGTTGCATTAGTTGTATCAAATAGTTTAATAGATCCTGCATCGATACCAGATCTTGTTCCTGAGAATGCTTCACTTGAATTTGTTGCGTTATGATAAAGTGCAAATCTTGAGGCAGAATTATCCCAACCAAAGAATCCAAGACGTGCTTGACTGTTGGCATAGTATCTAAACTCAATACCCCTATCCTTAGCATCTGCCTGAGTAGGAGCAGTGTCTCCACCCAGAGTAAAGACGGGATCGTCCAGAGTCTGAGTTGTGGAGTTAATAGTTGTTGTAGAACCATTAACAGTCAGGTTACCTTCCAGTACGGTATTACCGTCAACTGTAAAGTCACCATTAACAGTAGCGTTGTCAGTAAAGGTAGCATCGCTATTAACTGTCAATGTGTCAGAATTGGCATTGCCAATAGTGACGTTGTGTGTAAATGAGGTCGGGTTATTAAAGGTTGCCTCACCGTGGACTGTAAGGGTACCAGCAGAGTTAGAACCCTGACCCACACGTCCGATAGTTGTGTTACCAGTGTCACCAAGAACTTGGAAGTCAACGGTATCACCAGAGTTCAACTTACCGAGGAACAGGTCACGACCGATGTGAAGGTCAGTAGCAATACCTGCACCACCATAGACTCTTAGGTTGGAGTTGCCGTGGGTTGCATAGCTAGGTGTGTAAGCAACAGAAGTACCAGTTCTAAACTTATAACGTACTCTCAGGTAGTTCTGTGTGCTGAACGTTTCAGTTCCTGTACCTTGGTCTTTCTGGTTAATTGCGCCGTTAATATAAAGGTCGCTATTGAACAGAGTGTCACCTTCAATGTAACCACCACCATCAAAGCGGAAAGCACCGTAATCTCCACCACTGATAATAAAGTTGTCATTAGCATCGGTAGAAATAGTAGGTTCGTCGTTATCTTCTAGATGGACGAATTGAGCAACATTCAGCTGACCTTCGATGTCAGTGTTGCCATTGGTGCTGCTGACTTGGAACTTATTGACAGAACCATTTGTGATGGTGAATGTCTTACCAGTTGTATCCATCAGGATACTATCGTGGAAGGTTGCTCCCAGATCAACATCCAGAGTGTTGTTCAGTGTTGTGGCATCATCAACATCCAGAGTGCTGTTGAAAGTTACAGCACCATCAGTATTCAGGGTACCGTCAATGTCAGTGTTACCATTGTCAGAGTCAACAGTGAATCTATTGATGCTGTTACCATCTCTGACTTTGAGCATATGGTTAGCACCATATACAAGCAAATTACCATCAATAGAGGTGTCGTGACCAACGTCAAGGGACCAACCAATAAAGGTAGCACCTAAGACAGAATCGACAGTAAACTTGTCCGTTCCATATTGGTTCTGGATCTTGAAGTCATATCCATTAGCACCACCAATGCTACCGTCATCTCTCAGAATGAAGTTCTTATTTACAAGAACATCATCGTTGAATGTGGTCGTACCAGCAACGTTGATGTTTTCGGAGATACCAACACCACCAGTGACTACCAGTGTTCCAGTTGTAGTGGATGTAGAACCAGTGTTGGTTGTCAGTGAAAGTGCACCTGCTTTCAGGTAGGCATCAGTTCCACTAAAGACTTCGCCAGTGTTGGTTGCGTTATACAGGAATGAGAAACCACCTGTACCACCGTCAAGACGAGTTACACTCTCATCCCAACCATAGAAACCAACTCTTGCTTGTGAATCATAATAAGAGAACTCAACACCACGATCCTTACCGTCATCAGTTGTAGGAGCAGTGTCACCACCAAGAACGATGATGGGATCATCGACTGTGATTGTTGTTGAGTTTACAGTCGTGGTTGTTCCATCAACTTGGAGGTTACCACGAATCTGGACAGTACCAGTGATACCATCGTCATCCTCAGGATCCAGAACCAACGTACCGTTGCTAGTACCAAGATGATTCTCTTGGAAGTAGAAATCTTCTACTTGGACCTTGGCTGCAGCGTCGGTAGCGGTAATGACAATGCCGTTGTCAGCAGTGATATTGATATTGGCGTTGCCAGAACCAGCATTATTGCTAGTAATATCAAGAGTTCTATCTGTGGCTGAACTGACGTTATGGTGAATGAAGAGGGATCCAGCAGTCCTCTCGATAGTTTGGAGAGGAGAAGTACCAGGACGATCGAGAACGATACGGGCACCGCTGATGTTAGTATCAACATTAATATCAACCCCGCCACTGCCAGAGTTATCAACGTTATTAGCAGTAAATAGAAGAGCGCCAGATGTATCATTAATATAGACGTGGTTCAGGTAGTTGAAACCGTTGGGTGCATTAGCTGCAGTCAGTTCATCATCTAAAATATATTCTTGAGTAGTGTTTCTGTCAGTGAGAATAATACGAGTATTCTCAAGCTGAGTGTTATCAATAGCACTCGCTGCAATAGTAACGTGTCCATTTGCATCTACATCGAAATCTTCTTGTGCAAATGATGCAAGACCTTTCTGCTCAACAGCAGCGTTATTAAGGAATCTCCAACCACTTACATCACCTGTGCTATGTGTAGGTGCACCAGCACCAGCAACGATGTCGAGATATGCTTGATATACCTTGCCACCTTCTTCAATAATATCGTAACGAGAATATGCAGTACCTGCAGCATAAGCAGGATACTTACTACCTTCAGTTGCAGTAGCAATAGGTACGTTGGTTGCTTGAGTGATGCGACCATAACGATCGACTGTAAACTTGGATGCGTTTACAGTTTCTGTGCCGAAAGGTTCGCCGTTAGGACCGTTAGCAACAACTGAGTTCAGGGACTCTACGTTGTAACTACCGACAACAACTGCCGTGTCAGCAAGGTCAATAAATGGGTTCTGAGCAACACCGTCAGCATTCTGGAAGATAATACGACCAGCACCACCAACCAAGTTTCTAGTAACAATAACACCAGTTGCGGTTCTGGTGAGAGTACCAAAAGTGGTTAGATTGGCGAGAGACGATAGATCACTATCAAGAGGTTGTGCGTCTGTAATACCGTACTCAGCAAGAGTAGACGCCAAACTAGCGCCGACAACTCTACCACGTGAGTCAACTTGGACTCTAGAGTACAGTGCAGTGGCGTCGGGATCGTTGGGATTATAGTGAGGCAGTGAAGGAACCAACTCCAAGTTGGTTGCCAGGTTCAGGTTTGAGGATCCATCAAATGAACCAGAACCAGTGATAGAACCAGTCAACTGGATCTGTCTAGAGCTTGCAAGTCTGGTGGCAGTAGAGGCATTACCAATCAGAGTTGCGCTAATAGCACCTGCTTCAAAGTTACCGTCAGCGTCTCGCTTGACTAGCGTGTTTGCAGCGTTAGATTCCGTCTCTAGCGGTCGTTCATACCTTAGAGAGTTCCAGGGGGTTACACCGTCACCGATTTTGATACGCGAAGTATCGATTTCGATTCCGAGTTCGCCTTGTGCAAGGATTGGGTTGATGTTCGCCCACTGCTGAGCGCCATCACGCCTTAATTGAATTCTATTTGCCATTGTTTATATGGATCCCACGATGGGTAGTAGCCTCTTTGATATTTATACGACAAACAAAAAGGGGACCTTTCGGTCCCCGTTTCATCATTCTACTTCTGCTTCATCAACCGTATTCTGTCCTAGGTACTCCAGCGTTTCGATTGCCCCTTGGAGTTTGAGCATTTGTTGCTCGTTATCACGTACCTTAGCAG